TGATTTTTATGTATAACTTTTTACTCACACCCGCATAGCGGGTGGTTTTTTGCTTCGCAAGGATTCGCTTGCTTCGCAACCTCATCGCAAGCTCAGCAGACTTAAGTCAAAAGCTAAAAACAAAAAACGGCCTTCACTGTTATTCAGTGAAAGCCGTTAAAATATAGCTGGGCTAGTAGGATTCGAACCTCATTGGTTTACATTAAAAACGTTGAAAGAAAAGGATTTTTCACACTCCGTGTCAACTCTCCGTGTCAACTCCATCAGAAGTGCTTCGCTTGCCGGATCTCCTCCATGACTTCATTATACTTCTCTGGATGTAGAAATTTGATTTCGTCCATGAGGGATCCGACGATCTCCAGAAACTCCGGAAGATCAATATCGGAGCATGCTGATATAAATTCGTTGCTTGACTTAACCTCCGGAAGCTTCATTCTACATCTCCTTATAGATTGACTGATAAGTCTTTGCGGCTGCAATTGCTTCAATCTGCTTCTTCTCTGCGTAGCTGCAGATCTCCTGCATAGCTTCACTGAAGCATCCCTCTTCTTTCTTCTTCTCAATCACCTTGCTAAGAGCTTCGTGCAGCCTTGTAGCGTGTGTTCCTTCCTCTGCACTGATGGTTGCAAGGGTCGATGCGACTCCCGGCATCTTCTCCTTCAGTGCTGCCGCCCACTTCGCATAGTGCTTCATATCCTCGATCTCTTCGTCGATCTGGTCGAGGAATGCATTGATCTGATCCATATGCCCTCCTTATGCCAGTTTGACGATGCATCCGGATACAAGGTTTACCGTTCCGGCTGCTGCGCCCTCTGCGCCTATGAGGAGCTGGATCCGCGTAGGTTCCTGACAGCAGCACGTAGCCAGGTATCGGACCGTCCCTGTTTCCATGACGGAATCCCCGACTGCAAGGGTCTGCGTCCTCTTTGTTTCCTGCAGAGGAATGCCGTTCTTCGCCATCTGGAGCGATACATCTCCTGCCGCTGTCGCATTGATGTTGACGGCGAATTCGATCTGGTAGAGACCGCCGTGCTCAATCTCGATTGCAGCGGGCAGGACCTTGACGGAGGCTCCGGTGTCGGTGACTTCCGATCCAAGCAGGTTGAGCGCTGCCACAGCGCTTCCGATAGTCTGCGCAGCAGTGTTGTAGAACTGCGCAGAGGATTTATAGTGTGGGTTTTTAAGACAGTTACAATTTGCCATTGTGTATTACCTCGTATGAAAGACCCCGCCGCCATACAGCGGCAGGGCGTACAGTTAGTTGTAGTTTCCGCAGCACGGAGACGGGTTGTACGGATACACTCCGTATGCGTAGGGATTCGTTCTCGGAATCCCGCACATTGCCGCCTGAAGCTGAAGCTGATTGATCTGGTTCTGCATGTCAGCCATGCGGTTTCCAGCAATCGCATCGAGCACCTTCTGCACCTGTGCAGTGGTGGTCTGATTGATCGAAGCAGTGTTGATAGCACCCTCGTACTTCACACCATCAATTGCTCTTTGTGTATCGCAGCAACACTTCTGCATGTCCGTGAAGCCAGCATTAACCGCTGTTTCAAGATCTCTGATCTCTCCAAGCGTGTTATAGTTGGCATCCTTGACAGCTCCGGTCGTGTCATACACGCCCTGACGGACTGCATCCGTGATCTCGTTGTTCTGTCTTTCGAGCGCCGCAAAATCGGTCGATCTCTGGACATCTCCAACGGTTGCGCCACGATCTCCGGTTTTCCCGCCGAAAAGACCGCCACCGCCACCGATTGCGAGCAGGATCAGCAGTGCAAAGATCCACATACCGCCGCCGCAACCACCGGCACCTTCATTTCCCATAACGGCTGCCATATCAGCCGGGGACATTGTTCCATCCATAATTTACCTCCTTATGTCATGGAATCCGGGCCGATAAGACCGTTTATAAGATAGAAGTCTGCGCAGACTATCTAAACAATTTACTCAGGGTTTGTAGGATACCGCCCCTGTTTTCTTTTAAAGGTGTGAGAATTATGTCAGGGTCAATTCCCATCTCGCGGCATTTGTTGTAAAATGCTTTCTGAGGGCCGTATAGTTTGGCTTCTCTCAGTGCCTCCTGCAGTATGCCGGGGTTATTCTGGATCTGTGATATCAGCTCTTCCGGTGTTTTCTCCGGATTTCTGGGCTTCCTGTCTGGAAATAGCGTGCTGGACATCTGCAAGTTCCCTCCTTAAGGCGTCAAACTCATTCCTCGTAATCGTGTCGCTGGGAGTCTCTACTTTTACAAGATCGAAGGTGTATCGGATCTTCGGTCTTCCGGTTATCTCTCCGACATTTGAGACAATGTATACACGGTCCTGCTCATCATCAAATACCGCCGCTGTCGTTTCTGGCGGAAGATTGACCTGCTCCGCACCGCTTGCACCGGTGCATCGAAGCAACTCATTCTGCTGTCGCATCGCCCCGTAGTACGGATACATCGGATACCCATTCATCATATTTCTTGACATAATTCTCACCTCCCAAAAATAATTTTATGCATTAAAATTGCATACGTCTTTTGTGGTTTTTTCTTAAAAACACCAAATCTTTTTGGTGCTCAACCAAAATAGGAGGAAAAAATAGGAATGAGTAGGCGAATATCTGATAATCTTGTATCTGTTTTGCACGAGTCGCGTGTTTTGTCTGGGACCACGCAGAAAACTTTAGCTGATTCTTTGCATAAATCAGTCGCGACGATTCAGTACTGGGAGACCGGTACAGTGCAGCCGCCGTTCTGGGCTGTCGTGGAATGGATCGAGACATGCGGATATAATCCTCTTCGCTTCTACTTAAATTACCTGTATCCGGACAAGTTCAAGCATATCTGGAGCGACGATCCGCAGAAACTTCGCAGTGCCATAGCAGAGTATTATCTTTCTGCTGCTCCGGATTCTGAAGTTAAGAAGATGGCATACAGCATCTTCGGGCCAACCGGCTCCTCATGGCAGGGACAGGTGGATGAAATCTGCGCCGGGAATCAGTTGCCGATCAGTGCCCGGATTGATGTTGCAGAGGTCATATACTCGAAGTATTGCATGGCAAAAGATACCGGGACCATTCTGCATCCCGATATGGTGCAGCCTGATATGGACAATCTGAGATCCTCGATTGATGCATGTAAGAAAGCAGTGATAGATGGCCACACGGAATATTGCGCATAAAAAGAGCGCCCCGGAGGAATGAGGGCGCTCATAAACCGCAGCATGTGCTGCGCGGTTTTCAGTTGTGATTGTGCCATCCGGTTATCGCCGCGATGGCACATATCGCTCCAAGAATTCCGATGCCAATTGTTGTTACGGCAAGGAGCGATATCGTACAGATGATTTCTGACATCATTTCTTTATGTAATCGAGGCACACCCAACCGCCAATATTGGTAAGCTTGCCCCAGCCGCCTTTCTCAGCTTCAATGCTCACGACCATGCCAGCAGGGAGCCGGAAGTCCTGATCTCCGATCTTCATCACAGGATTCTCTGTCCCTGCTCCGGTCCTTACATTCAGATAGCTGCTGACCTTGACGATCCCTGCGTACTGCTTCACTTTTCGTGCCTCTTCCTTTCCAGATCCTTTGTACCGGAGGGCCTTCTGCCATCCTTTTGAGTAGACATAGTAGCTCCGGACGCAAATCTCACGCCCCGTCTGGTCTCCGGTCTTGCCTCCGGTTGCACGTCCTCTCTCGTTGATGCTTGCGTGGACGATCTGACCATTTCCGATGTACATTGCGACGTGGTACTGTTCGTTCAGCAGGATGTCGCCTCTGCAGAGCCCGGCCCCTGTTGCAAAGTCCACAGTGGATGTGACATCCCGGAAGCCGTTCTTCAGCATCGCCTGTCGCATGTTCCCCGTATAGGTGGCCCCTGCCTTAACCAGTGGCACTCCTGCCTGATCCCATGCTGTAATCAGAAACGAGGAACAGTCATAATCGGGCCCCCATCTCTTTGTCTGGTCGTATCCATGAGAAGGATCCTTCGCGATCTTGAGGGCCCACTGTATAGCTTTATCTATTGTCATTGCTGCCATTGTTGCCGTCATATGCCTTTCCCTCTGCAATATGCATTCCCTTTACTGCAGCCTCGATTAGTACGCGGATCTGTTCCTGTGTTACCGAAATATTATTTTTAGCGCACCAATCAGCAATGAGCTCTATAGCCTTGGCTCTTCGTTCATCTCCGGTCTTCTGCCAGAAGAGCTGCTGCACAGCATATACTGCCTGCCTGACATAATTCTCAAGCTGCTCCGTCTTCGTAGCTCCGACCTTCTGCCGGATCCAAGGGAGCAGATAGCCGCAAAGCAGAAACCCTGCAAGCATCAGCGCCAGCCTGACAATTTCCATTACCATCTCATCCATTTCCTTCATCCTCACTTTCTACCGGATCCAATCCGGCCTTAAAATCTTCGAGGCGCTGCTTCTTCTCCTGCCTCGTCTCGAAGAAGCTCTTCAAAAAGTACCCAAGGCCCACGCCAAGGATGCAGCCCACCCATTTCTCGCCAAGCTCCTCGTAACCTTCTACGCCAAGCATCGCCAGAAGGTACGGCATCATACCGCCCACGAGCCCAGCGATCAGCATCACTGTCACCCATCTTTTGGTATAGGTAGCCTTACTCCTGATGTGTCTTCTCTTCATGAGCTTCCCCCTTTACCTCATCAATCGCTCTCCATGCTGCCTTGATCGACTGCTGCATCTTGATGATGTTGTCATGGTCCTCACGCTGCATCTTGTCAGATGCTTCCTGCCTCCCCTTCATTTCTGTCATCATGGTCAAAAGGTTGTCGATCTTGAGAGTGAGAGTCGTTATGTCAGAAGTGCTTTCCTTGATGCTGTTTTTGTTCGCTACATAAACGGAGAGAAAAAGCGCTGCACACGTGCAGACAAGAGAAATCCAATCCTTCGATACCATCATTCACCTCATGCAATTACTGCAGTTTCTTTCTTTCTATCCCCAAGGTACGCAATTCCTGTCAGCGGGACGTTTACAAGGAGTGATCCGTCATAGGAAAATGTCTGATCCCCCATGATAATTCGCAGAGGATACGGGTTTGGAAGCGCCGACTGCTTCGTCAGCTCCTCGATTTTCGCAACAGCCTCCGTTGCTCTGGACAAAATATCCCGGAATCCGGACAGATCATCATCACTTGCATAATCATCTTCGTTGTAGAGCTCATTTCTTGTGAGCAAATAGTTTTCGAAGGAAGAGATGCTCTCGTTCGCGGCCGACTGCAGAGTGATTGTCATCGTCACCTGCCCGGAAGTGGATGTCAGCGCCGGTGGGACCGTATACACTACTTCGTTGATGTTCTTTCCGTCAGAGTCTTGCGATACAGATGCATTATCGTAGATGACTTTCCCGTCTGGCTTGACGGCCTTGATCGACACGATGGCTACGCCTGATGTATCGAAAGGCCTGCCCTGATTCATCAGGATAAACCGCAGCACGCGAGAATTCGCATCGTTCTGCATGACAAGGACTGTATTTGTTTTTGACGGCCTCGCAAAGTCGACGACCATATCGTAAACAACATTCATAGGTTCCATAGGTATTCCCCTTTCTGATTAAGTGTAAGAAAAAAGAGGGCGCCTTTATAGGGCACCCTCTGCAGGTTATTTCCACTTGTCGATGTTATCCGAGTAGTATTTCGTTTTCTCCGATGTCGTCTTGTCCTTGTTCGTTCCTGCCTTATCGGACAGGTAGACGTAAAGCGTTACCAGCCGGTTTTTCATCTTGATGGCCTCGTTCGGATTCGTTTCCTTGAGCGCAAGGTAGGTGTTCTTGTATGTATCTGAGATTCCGCTGGAAATCGCTTTGTAATCATTCCCCTGCGCCACTGCATCCTCAACAGCCTTCTTGTAGTCTCCACCGGATTCAAGCGCTGCTGTATAGACATCCAGCTTTGCCTGCCTCTTCGGTGTGTACTTGGTGGTCTTCTGCAGCACAGGGAGCTGCTCAATTGTCCGCCCAAGGAGCGTGTTGTAGATTGCCACCACGTCACGCTGCGCCGCATAGAGCGGATATCCGCTCAAATCCGAGAACGCCCTTGTGAGTGCTGCCACCTTTCCGTAGGTCGTCATCTTCTCGCTGGGATTTACGATTGCCTTTACCGCCTTGAAGAAGTTCTTCACGCCGGACATGGAAAGATCGCTGTCACTGCTGTACGTGCTTTCTCCGAGAACTGACTTCACGCCCTCCTTGGTAGCATCCCAATACTGAGCAACCATAGGAATATTACTGAGAAGATCCATGTTATCCACAAGATTTCCGTTTAAGAATTCCTTTAACTTGTCGCCGAAAGAAGCGTCTTCGTCCAGCCAGTTTCCGAAGCCCATAGCATCCATGAACCGTCTGAGGAAGTTTTTATCCTCGTCGTCCGGATCTCCTGCACTTCGAAATGCATCCGCGAAAGACATAGCTGCGGCATTTATCACATGTGTAATCAGAAGAACCGGAGCTGTGACTCTGACAAGATGAGCTTTTGCCTTCTTTACCTGCCGTTCGTCTTCTGCCTGACTGATATCAATCATATCGCGGAGAATCATGTTGTAGGTTTTCACAGGCTCCGCCATGAATGCTGACATCATTCTGTTTTTTGTGTCCGGAGAGCGCATGAACTGCGATCTGGTTATGACACTGTCATAGACCTGCGTACGACGAACAATATCCGAGTACCTGTCATTCACAGCATCCTCAAATTCTTTGGTACCGATTTTGCCCTCACCAAGCTTGTCAACCTGTTCTGCGTAGACCGCACGATAGATTGCAGCCCACGTAATTTCATCTGCCTTGCTGGCCGGTTTTCCTGCAAAGTCAAGGATCTTCTCTCTTGTCGTCTTTACTCCTGTGATTGTGCTGACAAGACTCTGCGTGATGTAGCCGTCAATGTTGCCCTGATTCTTCAGCCAGAATATATCCGATGTCCGGTCTCTGAGCTCCGCAGCTTCCTTCCTGTACTTTCCTACTATTCCGGCATTCAGATATTCATAGGAAATCATTTCACCCGCACGGAAGATGGCTGTCGGCTGCTGTATAATTACACGTCCATTTCCAAGAGTAGCGGCAGTTTTCGCGTGCCCCGTCAACATATCATAGAAGTTGCCGCCGACAAAGCTGCTCTTTTCTCTGTCGTTGATCGACGAGATGAGCTTCACGAAATATTCCTGCCCCTTCTTTCCGTAGTAGTAATCAATCGCATCCTTTACAGAGTTTCGGAAAGCGAATTTCTGACCGTCCTCTCGCTCCACATACGCCTTTTCGTTGTAATTAAAGAAGCGAATGAGATCCTGAAGCGGAGCAGCCCACGCATGGTAGGTAGCCATCTGTGCCACATGGTCCACGTAGACCATAAAGATGTCTCTCAGAACCAGAGGGTTGTCTGCTTCTGGAGTAATGTCTTTGGTGAATCCGGAGTTCTTGATCGCATTGATTGCTCCCTGCGTGACGTTGCTGTCCCTCGTGGCGATAGTGTTCTTGTCTGTCGTCATCGGGAAATAGTGCTCGTCAACAAACTTCTCGTACCCGTACAGCTGCATACAAGTCTCGTTGCCCTGTTCCGCGCATTGATGTGCAAGATAATACTGCATAGCATCTGCCATCTGCTTCTGCTGCGGGGTCAGCGTGTCCGTAATTTCTTTGATCTGCTCATTTGTGAGGTGTACAGGGATCCTCTGACCGGATACCTTCTCACGATTGGACTCATCTGCAACAAAGCCCCCGATCTTATGCTGCTGCGCATCCGGGCGCTTCGACAGCTCATACAGAGACATGATCTGTGTCGTTGTGAGATCGAGGCCATAGTAGTTCTTGGTCTCATTCATCCAGCTTTCCATTTCTTTTTCAGTTGCAAGACGATCGCACACATCAGCCATATAATCCTGTGCCTGATGAATATCTCTCGACTTCTGGTCCTCCGCCCTATAGAGCGTCTTTGTGATCGGATCCGTCTCTTTTCCACCGAAAATTCCATGGAAATATGTCTCTGCCACAGCATGGTCAAGCGTCAGTGTATCAACAAGCGTAGCCACCGGTTTAAAGTGCTCTCTTCTGCCCTTCACTCCACTTGTCGTGCGGTCCATTACCATGTGCGCAATATCAGAGACATGCTGCGAGGGCTTGGAATACATCCGATTTATCTGATTCACCGCATGCAGGACGTTTCGAACTACTTCATTCAACGTCCTCAGCTCACTCGAAGACAACTGCGCAATTGAGAGCATACCCTGATTATCTCTCAGAATTTTCCCCAATTTTTCCCCGAGTTCCTTGTCGAGTCCCTGCTTCAGTTCGCTCCGCTCAAACCAGTCATCGCTTTCATCTTGCTGATACAGATTCTGTACTGCCCAAAGCCTCTCCTGCCAGCTCTTATTCTCTGCAGATCCGAGGCCGTTTTCATCCATTGCCTTCTTGTACTGAGCAATTGCATCCTCTCTGCTGTCTGCACGGATCGTCCTCCACTTGTAGGAGTAAGATCCATCCGCATTGATGTCTCTGCTCTCCAGTATGCGAATACTGAACTTCCCGTCCGCGGTCTCTCTCACGGTCTGCGGAACAAAGTCGAATGCAGCAGCCAGTTGAAGCACCGGAGTCTGCACAAACGCCGGGACATGCTTCTTGTCGGTCGGGCTTGTGAGCATGTCCATAATGTTCTTGACCGGTGTTCTCAGTCTCCGCAGTTCGTCTTTCCTCCTCTGCTCCTCGCGAATGGACGCCACAGTCCTTGCATTTCTTGCGCGAAGTTTAGCTACCTGCTTGGATACAGGTTCAGATCTGCCGCCGCTCTGTTTCACCTTGGAGAGTTCTGCCTCATACCGCTTCTGATATTCCTGCTTTATCTTCTTCCGGTACTCCGCATTGCTTGCTGCCATACGCCTAGCCTGATCGAGGAGCTCCTGCTTCTGCTTTGCTTTCAGCTTCAGCTTCTCCTGCCCGGCAGAGTACTGGTAGTATCTCGCCACGATCTCCATGGCAACATCCTGCGCCGCCTGCGTTGCGTCCTCGCCGAAAGCGTTCTGGTACTCCGGCTTCATGGAGTTGTAGGCATCCACAAGTGCAAGAGGCATGTCATTCGATGATGTGTCCATGTCGAGAACGTATCCGGTCTCCTGCACAAGAGTGCTCCACACGCCATCCAGTGATACGCCGGATCCATCTCTCGTAAACTTCACGCCGGGAATTGCCTTCCGGAAGTTCCCCCAGGAACCGAATGCAGATACCACTTCCGCTTCCTGCTTGGAATCCAAATTGTAGGTCACACCCTGCAGCGCATTCTTGAACTGCTTAAATTCTTCTGCGCCAACTTTTGTTACAGATCCGTCGATGACGGGAGAGGCAACCTCAGATATTACCGTTGCAAGGTCATCGTAGTCGATGTAGTTCTGCCCCTGCGCATACCGGAACACCTTTGCAAGGTTCTCCGAAAGCTCATTCACATCTATGTTACTGTGGTACTGTTCCTTGATCTCTCGTGCAATCCTCCGCACTGCGGTCTTGTCAATATCGCTGTGCTTCAGAATTTCATTTCCGGAGCGCAACACTTCAATAAGGCTCTTCTTCGTGTCGTAGTAATCGCTCCAAAGCTCCTGATCGGTCACGTAGTCATCAATGCCGATGTCTCTCCGGATGTCGGAATCATCTGTTGGTGTTTTGTTATCCACGTTTTTGATCTGGTTCTTATCCCGGACAGTATAAGAAATTCCTCTCCATCTGGTCCCGCCATTTCCATTCGGAACGCTTCCTTCGTCAAGAAGAACTGCGTCATAATCCAGATCGTTATCATCAATGAAGTCCCAGATATCATATCCGTCTGTCCAGTCCAGAAGCCCCCGATCCGTCAGTGGCGTTCTGGAATATTTACCGAAAAACTCCTGTTCCCACACCTTCCTTACTTTGGGATCCCTTGTGTCGAACGGCTTTTTCGCATTCAGGTATACTTCATAGACCTTGTGTTCCGGATCATGTGTATAATTTACCCGGCTGTTTCCACTGCTTGCGCGAGCGTACTCCTCGGCGTAGTCACGATTGGCAGTAAAGTAAGAAATATCCGGTTTGAATACCGTGAAGCCGCCTTGTGGCGTTCCGTGATACATCACAAGGAGCCGTCCGTACTCATCTTTCAACTTGGAATCCTTAAAAAACTCCTGCTGCCCCTCCGACAGATTCCGTCCTTCGCTGTCTTGGACAGGGCGGGAGAATCTGACATCCTGCAGATCCTCGATCACCTGATGTCTTGCGTCCTCGTTCCCAGCTTCGTAGGTCTGTAAAGGGATCCTGTTCTCGTTCAGCGTCCTTGTCTGTTCCTTCGTGATCGTATCCGGAGCAACAACCATTGCAATTTCATCCAGACCGACCGCACGCTGAGGCTTCGCTTCGAAGTACTCTGTCGGCATCTCGCTGATCTTATGCATCAGATTTAAGATGTCGTTTCCGACACCTTCATATACATTCATCCCATAAGATTTCAGAGCCTTCTCAATCCCTGCTGCGGTCTTTCTGGTTCTTACTGCATCGAGAATAGCGTCTGCAGCATTGTCATCCTGTATTAAGCTATTCTGTCCGGATCGTGCGATTCTGTGTGAAATCTGGCGAATCTGGTTGATGTACTCACCTTCCATGTTTCTGTACTCATCCTGATTCATGGTACGAAGCATGCCTTCATTCTGATGCATTTCAGCTACAGAGCTGAAGTCCTTTACCGCTTCCTCACGGACTGCAGATATTCCGCCAAACGTACCGACAGCCTTCGCACCTGCTTCATTCATGGCACGGACAATGTTTTCAAGCGTTACAGCATAGTGCATCTGCCTGAAACTCTTGCGGGTTCCGGATGCTGTGAACGGATCTTTCCCGTTGTAAATTCCTTCATCCCGGATAAGGCCGTCATAAGTTTCGCGAAGCCATGCGTCATATCCTTCCGGATCCACCTTGCTGTCGATCTGCTTCTCAATCGCAGCCGTGTCTCTTTCATTCTCTGTGTGAGACTCGTTTCCGTTGTTGTAGTAGTCGATTGCGTTTGTGATGTCGTCGATGATATTGTGTGCGAAGAATGCCTTCTCATTGGCTCTCTTCACACGGCCTGTCCATCTCTTCTTCTGATCCTCCGGGACTGTCTCCGCGTATGCTTCATATGCCTGTTGGATCTGGCCTCCGTACTTCTGCAGCATATCGCGTGCTGAAAGTACGCTGCGATCTTTCAGAAATTCATCCTCGACCGGAGCAATTGCCTCTTCCATCTTGTCAAAGCGATTCGCCTTTTCATCGTCATACTTCCTGACTTCCTTCTGGTGCACCTGATCTTCGATGGTCTCGCCCTTTGATGCAAGATAAGCAGCCTTCATGCCGTAATTGTCTTTGGCTTTTTCGACAACAGCATCCACCCCGCCTTTCTCTGCCGTAGAGTTCATACCCGGAGTATTGAATCTCTTCGCTTCCGCTCTCAGATATTCCGGCACTTTCCCCTTCATCGCATCATCAACAGAGTGCATTACGCTGTAGTACTTATCTTCATTGACATCGTATTCAATGCCCGGGAAGGTAGGCGTCCATGCATCACCGCCATACACCTTGTTTGCCTTGGATCGTTCCGGATCGATCGTATCACGGTTGAAGATTACAGAAACATCACCATACCTTGTGTGCTGCATAGCACTCCGGATGATTGCAATCGAAGGCGACGGGAATCCGCCCATGTTGATATCCTTCATAAGCTGATCCATCGTGAGGTTGTGGACAGCAATGAAGTCCTCAGTCTTCTCGATCTTCTCGTCTCCGGTCAGATCCCTTTTCTCCTTGGTATCGGCAATCTCATCCTGCACTTCCTGAATCTGTTTGCTCATCCGCTTGGTATCAGAGTCAACATTGACAGAATTGCCCTCCCCGTTGCCTTTGATTAACCGCCGAGCTATACTATAAACAGATGAGGATGAATCGTTGACGGGTAGCGACCTATTAGGCCGTCCGTTCTTGAACAACGATTCGTCCTCGTTTATTATGAAAGCCTCGTGGAAGTAAAATTTTTGCACGTCTGTATTGCTTCTGTTAATCGCAACCATTTCAACAGCATTCTCAAAATTCCCTGCTTCATTTTGTATCCTTATAGGTGCTGCAAGAAGGAGAGAATCGTATCCGCGTTGTTTTCTGTTCTTCTGGTAATCGACAATCACGCCTTTTTTTATGGTCTCTGGAACAGCATAGAATGCCATTGCTTTCATCCGCCCAACGCCATGCGCTATATCAGATTTAATTCCAGCTACAATATCAACATCCCCAATTACATTTCCATAAACGATGCCGTTGTTACTGTTTTCGAGAAAATACTCTTTAACCTGTTCCGATAATTTCTTCTCTCCTCTCTCGAATGCATTATTCGGGACATCGATAACAGGCTTCATGTCTCCGAAATTCCGAATGTTATCCTCGATGTCATCATTGATTGTGTCTGGGAGCACTTCTATTGATTTCCGTTTGGCCGATTCATCGGTCGCAACGTCCTGCTGACTCTGAGCCTTTGCTTCTGAATAGCTCTTTTCTGCATTCGCAATCGACTTGACGATTGCGTCCTGCAGCTCTTCGTAATTCTGCAGATTTGCTTCCGCCATCTTTCTCTGATAAGAGTTCGGGTTCAGATCTGACAGGAAGTTCTTGATGGACTCCACCATGTGTCCAACCCAGTCGGCCAGTTTCTGCTTGATACTCTTTGCTTCCTTGTAGCCATGGTTCTGATCAATCTGATCCATCAGCTTGTTCATTCCTTTTTCGTTGCCAAGGAACTGATAGATGAGATCATTCGCCATTTCCTTATCTACATCAGCATCCGTTTTTCCCTCTTCTCCAAGGTATGCATTCACATACTTCTGCCGGATATTATTGAATGTTCTTGTTCCGAGAACGTCCTGCGAAGTTTTCATGATGTCACTCACGACTCCGGCATATTCCTTCTGATTCCAGACAGAGGCAAACTCGCCTACTTCATGGAAAAGAGTAGACGCTGCGTTTTCCGCACGTTCGGAGTTGATGTAGATCGTAGAGTTCCCGGACTTATAGTATCCATTCTCACCTTCACGGAAATTCTGATCTGTGAGCACAACATTTAAGCCTGTCATTTTTGCCACTGCCTGCATGACAGACGCTCCGCTGAATGCTTCGCTGGTATTGGATCTTGCATCTGTAAATGTGCCTGTGCCGAAGGTTTTCACACCTGTCTTTTCAGACATGGAACGCGCAACCTCCTTCACAGCATCATTAACCGACACCTGCAGACCGGCTGCATACGCCTTTTTGGCAAGATCTTCGCCTACAATAGACACCGAAGATCCTGCCTTCTTGAGGTAGTTTTCATAAGACATGCCGGTTCTGCCTGCGTTGATTGCAGAGGACACCACGTCATTGTACGCGGACGCATTCATGCCATCCTTATAGTTGGCCTCAATGATGGTCCTTGCCCCGTCTGTAATCTGCTTGGCCGCTGTTCTCTTTACGGAATCCCTTGCTTCGAGCGTCTGCCGTGCGCGATCCTCAATGGCCCGTTTCTGTCCGTCGTTGTAGGCGATCTTTACAGCTGCAGGCACGTTCTCACTGATCTCCTGTCCGGAGTATCCAGCTGCATAAGCATCCTCTGTAGAGATCTTCGCAGATTCAATTTCTTCTTCAGAAATTCCGCGCTTCTGAAGCATTCCGGATACGATCTGAAGATCGCTATCCGCATGCTCTCTTGTATCTTTATTGGTGGAGTGAACCGCCTCCTGATATGCGTTCCGGAGCTCCTCGCCGTTCTGAGCCGCTGCCATCTTTGCATACGCATCGTTCGGTTCAATGTCCGTAGACTGCGTGCGATGCTCCTCCGGGACGTTCTGCGGCTCCACCATTGCAGTTTTCTGCGTGTCCGAAGATTCTACCGTGTTCGTATGTTCCGCCGCCTGCTGGCCCTCTGCGGCCTCATTTCGACCAAAGAAACTGCCTACCTTATTCTTGATTCCTTCAATCTTATCCTTCCGGTTTTCCTTTTCTTCTGATTCAGCGGCAGCCTCCATCTCCGTGTTCTGCATGTCCTGATAATATTCATAGAGCTCTCGCTTCTGTCTTGGCGTTGCATTATCTTCCTGCGCCATTTTTTCAGCAAGACTCTTTGCCATTTCTGCAGACTGCGCCGTAGAAGCATTCTTGTAATGCGTCGGGTCCGTGTCCAGTCCCTCCGCCCACTGCGCATAGTCTTCCTTCGTATACCCGTCGAACATGGTTTTCGAGTTGTACGCATCGTTTGCATATCCTGATGCAGTAGCAATACCAGCTCCCATTGCACCGGACAGAGCAGCTACAGCAAAGTCTCGTGCCGCTTCCGAAATCTGATCCTTTGTGGACTGTTTCTTTGCTTCGTCCTTCGACATTCCCTGCATCATGTAATCGCGGACAGACTGGTTGTAGTCGGAGTTCTTGCCGTTGTTGACAGCATCCATGAAGTTATCAGCAATATCGCCGACAACTTCTTCCGATCCTTCGATCCCGGCCCGAACAAGATAATCAACTATAAGTTTTCTTGCCCGCGCATTGTGGTTCTTAAAGATATCCCAGAACTTATCTGCAGACGCAATCTCAGTTGCAACTTCAATGCCTGCGCTGGTGAGTGCGTTTGTCATAGCCTTCTCCTGCGTCTGATTCTTGTCTGCAATGTTCTGACTGATAGAGGAAGCGTATGCATTCGCTCCGAATGGAGCAAGGGAAAGAGCACTTCTTCCAATTCTCGCCGCAACCCCTGATCCGCTTACAGCTCCACCAAGTGCTCCGGTTTCCCAGGATTCGGCAGAAGACATTCCGGCCGCATACAAGCCTCCAAGCAGCTTACTCTTCTGGTTGATGGCATTTTGTGTCGTAGACTGGTAATCCGTAGTTGCATTCGATGCTCCGAAGGCCACAGAGTTTACGTTCATCGGGGACTTCTTATCCCGATATCCGCCGCCGTAATACTTTGCGGTCTCTCCGATTGCTCCGATTCCTGCATACGGGTTCAGGGTAAGCGCAGTTGCTGTGTTCTTGATCCCGCCGAGAATATTCTTTGCCGTGCTGTCCTGATGCACATTGTTGTAAGCTTCCTGCTTCTGCTGCTGCCTGTTGCTGTAATCATCGAGTTCCTTCCCATAGTAGGAGAGGTCATCAATATCATTATCGCTCAGACCGTATTTCTTCTTGACTGACTCACGGAAGGAATCTGCATCCTTCTGCGCCTGTTCTCCGAAATCGGTCTGAATATTGCTGGCAGACTCCGCAAGACCGGAGCTCCTCTGCATCTTCGCCTCAGATACCATCGAGTTGTACCTGCTGATATCTGTTCTGAGAGAGTCGCTGTTGTTCTTCCCTTTGGTCTTGAACACGTTTTCTGCATATTCGAGCTCCTGAGAATATGTCCGCTTTCCACTCTTGCTCGCCTCTTCCGCAGCCTCCTTGTCAGCCTGCTCCTGATCGTTCATCCCTTGCCACGTGCTGTACGTAGCATCATTAACGCCATATTTTTTCTTGAACTGGTCAGCAAGATTCTGCGCTTCCTGCTGGCTCTGCTTTGTCTTTCCTGTGATGCCGTTCAGGATTCCACCCGTGCTCTGTGTTTCCCCGATCTGAGAGAGCTCCTTCTTCTGCTCATCAGTGATTCCGGAATATGAATCCTGTGCAGCGAGAGCCTGCTGAGCACGATACGCCTTATACCCTGCCATCAGGTTCTTATATGCCTCATCGTCCACAGAATTTTCCTTCTTGAACTGGTTTGCCATATAATCCGATGTTGTATAGCCGCTGTATCGATCTCCTCCAGACGGAGTCATAGACTGTGCTGTGTAAATGTTCTCAAGTGCCGACTTTTGTGCAGTGCTTGCATTGCGATACATGTTGGATGCATCGATATCGCCCTGAGTGAATCCGTTCTGCAGGAGCCGGTTATTCCGCTGTTCCTCCATTTCTCTCTGATACTGCAGATATTTCTGCTGTGCCTGCAGGTTTTTCATGGCCTCACGACCAGCAATTGCAGCGGCATCTGGACCGTTCTGCGCAATATCGGCATATCTCTGATTTACCTGTGCAGCACGAATAGACTGCTCCTCCTCAGAAGGAACAGCCCACGGCTCATAAGTAAAGCTTTCGCCTTCTTTTTTTCTGCGCTTTTCAATGTCGTCCACCGCCGAATTGATTGCTTTAAATGCTCTTGTTGCTGCCGAATATGCCATACTATTCTCCTATTTATTCTTCGAATATTTCTTCACAAGGTTCTGGAAGGTCGTTGTGTCAGTCTTGATTCCGTTTCTGTTGGCAAGGCTTGCAAGCTCATACGAGTTCTTGTTCGTTGCGGCCCATCTTGCGAGAGTGTCAAACTGCTGATCACGGTCCATTTCGCTGAATCTGTCCAAATCATTCGTAGACAGGTGATTGCCATCCGCAGACGTTGCTCCATAATTTGATCTCACCGTTGAACTGTATGTGTTCTTGGCAGGAGTTGCGACCTTCGCGGACGATCCCGATCCGCCGTCAGAAGAGGAGTTGGTGGAACTGTTTGTTTTGCTCCACCCGGTCGCGTTGCTCCAGTTGTTCGAGACGCTGTTGTTCGCAGTCGCACTGTTCGACAGGCTGTTCGCCCAGTTCTTGCTGTCTGTGTGGCTGTTGGTGTCGCTCCAGCTCTTCGTGTCGGTCGAACTGTGGCTCCAGTTCTTGCTGTCCGTCTGACTCTTGTTCCATCCCTGCTGCTGGCTGTTCGCCCAGTTCGTGCTGCCGGTATTGGATGCGTTCGACTGCTCTGCATTTCTTTCGTTCCAGTACTCCTGATTCCAGTAGTTCCGGTCGCTCTGGTACTTGCTGTAGTCAAAATTCCGCTCGGTATCATAAGCAGACTGGTCAAAGCTACGGTCTTGCTGCCAGTCAGAGACATTGTTCCGGTACTGCTGATACTCGTTGTTGTAGGCAGTATTCGTGAGGTTGTACTTGTCCTTGAGATCCTCGCCCTCTGCTTTCCATTCCTGATATGCCTGATTGCGGAGCTCCGGGATCACGTTATTCAGCTGTTGCAGGTAGTTCTGGTACTGCTGCTGCGCTGCTGTCTGAGCATAGGAAGATCCGTACCCGCCGGTCAGCTTTGCAGCCTGCCCCATCGTGTCCTGCATCGCAGTCCTCCCCTGCTGTCTATACTGGTCACGATACATGCGGTACATCGGATCCTCGTTGAAGTTGTACTTGAAAGGATCTCGCCCCATGAGGGAGTTGTACAGATTCTCCAGTTTGTCCTGATAGGATGACTGAAAAGGCCCCGGCTTGTTATTCAGCGTATTCTGAAGCCGGTCATACGTCTGCTGTACCTGTGGGGACTGCTGCCATTCCTTTGAGTACTTGTCGCGGTTTGCCAACGTGTTCTGATCAACCGTTCCGGAAGCCCAGGATTTTCCCGCAGTGCTGGAATTTGATCCGCCCTGCGTCTGGCTTGTGGATCCACTCTCCCCGTAGGTCTCAGAGTGGGACCCGCCGACCGTACTCGTTTCGGAGTGGGATCCTCCTTCCGTATGTGATGTGGTATTGGAAGAGCTTCCGCCCCAAGACCGGCCGGAGCTGCTGGTCTGCGAAGTGCTTGCGGACTGGCTCCCGCCGTTTGTGCTCGAACCGGAAGTAGTAGAAGAATTAGTTTTGCTATTACTTTTCGCCATCGTTTTCTCCTTGAAAATAAAGACAATTCCTTAGTTCATTGTGGAGAAATGAAGGCGTAAAAAATAGGGCACCCTCTTCCGAGAGGCCCTATACATGTGTCATGTTAATGCTACCACTTGTATGTGTATCCGCCAGTAACCTCACCGTTTCCATCACCGCAGTACTGACTTCCCATATTATCGTCGATTCCTCCGGTCGTCCGACGAAGCGTAATGGTACCTTCGTCGTAAGCCGCTTGAAAGTACTCTGTCCTTGATCCATGTGTAGTGAGATTGTAAGCACTAGGATCTGCCTGCACTGCTTTTATTCCTGCGCTGAATTTCGACTCACCAAACGCAGTATACTGTGCTTCCGTGTAGAATCCGTACCCGTTCGGATTTGCTTTTACGTCCTCACGGCCCTGCAGACGACCCGCATTGTAGGCTCCGCTCTGGTCTACGATTGCTTCCGTATAATACCCGTCTGTGATGTCGTAATTCTCCTGCCCGGCACCGCCGTTCGTTGTGATCGATACTATTGCAGGAATCTTAATAGATGCAACGCCATCATTGAACTTGTTCTGCGCCAACACCTCAATCGCTGCAGCAATGCCCGCCGGTGAGTTCTCTTCCGGTGTGACACCCAAACTCTTCAGCTTGTTCACCAGCGTGTCAACACCATCCTGAAAAGACTGCTGCATGTTCTCGATCTGCTTGTCCAAGGTCGTTGCGTTGTCGTTCATGTAGACCGCTTCTGCCTTCGTAACAGGATAGACCTTGTTGCCGTCTTTGTCAGCAAGCTCCTGTATGTATGCTTTCGTTTCTGCCATGTTTCACCTCTATTCTATCGCGGGCCATGCGGACTGTGTCTCGACTCCGAAGAGCTCCTTATGCGCCTTCTTTACAGAGTCTTTCAGTTTTGCCGGTACATCTTCAAGTGTCTTAACACCCTTGTAGATCAATCTTGCCCAAATCTTTGCTTTTGCCATGTCTTACTCCTCCACCATTGCTTCCTGCAGCTCTGTAATCTGCTCCTTTACAATTTCCATGTCAGTTTTTACTCTGGTAATAAAGTGCACGGTTACGTTTCCGTCGATCTCTGCTTCTGCCGTTACCTTGACGGGCACAATATTTTCTACAATCTTCCCATCAAACTTTGCACCCTTCAAATTGTTTTCCGTAAATAGCACCCGAATTGCATCAATGTCAGCAAAAGTCGTAAGGACAGTGATGCAGTCGGAAATTGTTGACGTGTCCGTGAATTCCTTAGATACTCCGTTTGAAAATTCTAATACTTTACTCATTATTTTTTCCTTTCTACCTCTTCTTTAGAGGGTTTTTATAAAGTTCGTTAATAAGACTTTAATAAATTTCAGCGTAAAACCCGAAAGAATAGGTACCGTTTTGCTTCATATCCCTCATGGGCAATCTTCCAAAGGAAAGACTTTCATTATAAAATCTTCCAAATCCAACGGTAAAATTGTTAATAATTGCTGCGGGGCCGAAACCGTTATCTAAAAAAGCGCCATTATTGGCTAATGGAACTGCAGCATCTCCAGTACTTATGTAAGTATTATTCTTTCCTAACGCTGATTTTATCGTACTTAGTAATGCGCTTATGCTTAATAAATCAAAAGATTCTCCGGTACCATTTTTAAGGATTAGACCTTGAACGGTTACATCTAAAAGATAGCGATCGTTTGTATAGTGTCCGACAACAATAGCATTCACATGCACATTATTTGGTACAGTCACGCCAGCATTTGTGACTGTATACGAAAAACGTTTCGCCAAATTACTATTTAGCAAAGTAATCTCAGACGCAAGATCTGTTTTTACCCAATATGTTGTATTTGTTGGTACTGTCCCGGCCGATGCATCCTTGATACAACGATAGATGTAATTGTTATATATTGCATACTGCCCAGCGACATACGCCTGCGATGCAGTCCACATACTAGAACAACTATCTTTTACTCCGGTAATTTGACCAGTAAGATCCGTGATTATGCTGTTGACAGTCTTGTTCTGCACCGGGTTTGTGCTCGTTGCAGATAAGGCCTCATCAACGATCGTCTTATTTGCCCCCTCCTCTATTCCATTAAGTTTCTCGTTGATTTCGACGATGGCTTTATTGACTACCTTGTTCTGGACAGGATTCGTGCTGAATGATGACAGCTCATCATCTACCACTGTATTGTTGGCTCCTTCATCAACCCCATTTAGTTTATTCTTATCAGTAGAGGACATAAGACCGTTCTCTGATGTGCTTGCCGTGTCCATTGACGGAACTCCGAGGGCCTTTCTTGCGGCCGCAGCCGTAGTTCCGCCGGTGCCCCCATGAGTGACAGGTAACGTTCCGATGACCCCGACAGAAACATCTCGTGTGCCGTCGAAAGAAGATCCTCCTTCATTTTCGAGGTTTGCTGTAATTCTCCTCACTGATGAGAGTTTGTCTGCGGCAACAGCCGTTCCTTCAGAGGGAAGTGCACCAACCATTTCAGCAGTGTAGTCGCCTTCTTGTGGAGCAACGGCTCCGCTCCTTCCATTCCACGAATTTACGCCTGCATGCGATGCATTGTCTTTTGCAATTTCCGCCCAGTATTTAGCGTTGTTAGTGTCAGTACCTCCTTCACTTGCCCCGGATGGCCCGACCGCCCATGCTTTTGCAGCGGCTGCTGCAGTAGTCGCATCCCCTGCAAATATATCAACGGATGTTTTCACCTTCGCAGCATCCTCAGCGCTTTTCTTGGCGTTCTTGGCAGCGGAAATTGCATCAGAAGCGTTTTTTGCCGCTGAAGAAGCAGACTGCTCTACGGAAGAGGCTGCCTTCTCGGTACGATCCGCATATTCTGCAGACGCTGCCTTGTCCGCATCCAGATCCGCCTTCGTTGCCTTGATCGTATCAATGTACTGATCAATCTCTTTCTTTGCTTCGGCCCCGGAGAAGTCAAAACGCTCTACCTCCCCCATCTTTCCGCGTCTTGCATAGATATCTATAATTGATTTGCTCATACTGCCTCCAAAGTAATAACTTCTGTTTCTTTCACCGTTGTTCCGATGAAGATTTCAGCGGATCTTGTGCTCGCAGCTTCCTGCGTGACTGCCCCTCCGGACTTCTTATATGCCGAAAAGAAAGCATTCAGCTTGTCCGCCGTGTCTGCGATCCACGAATCCACCACCGCAAGATTCCGCCTGCTTGTATCCTTATTTAAGGTTGGCCGCTCAATGATAATATCCATTGTTTCGCTCCTCGCTCGTTGTCTCCAGAGTGATGGCCAGAGTGTAAATCCGCACTGCACCATGTCCGATGAATTTCAGCCGGAAGTGATCACACTGCGGAGGGAACATTGCAAGGCTCTGGGATGATAAGGAATCATTTCCTCTCAGCGTCCCAGCATCCGTATATACCTGATCGTCATAGGAGATCTGTACTTTGATCTCAGATCCGAAAGGGATGTATGCCCGAAGCGTCAGCCGGTTGACCCTCTTGTGATCCGGATACTCGAATCCGATGTCTCCGGTTTCGCACCACCATTCCACATACTGCTCATCCGGAATTCTGCTCTGGAAAATAATGTTGTCGTTTGCTCCGATGCCGTAGATCCTCGTTCCGTCTGTCCCGTAGATCTGCCCGGATTCTGATGCTGTGAACATGGTGTACTGTACGTTCGAATCGTTCTTGTGCCAGATCCCACGCTCCATGTCGTAGATCATGTTGACCGCATGGCCGAGATTGGTTTGCATGGACATGTAGTACTTTCCAAGACACCCGGAAGCCACTGCGGAATAGAAGATTGTCCCTCTTGGGAATGCATCAGATATAGAAGACGGAGTGCTGCCATCATACACACAGATATCAGCTGCAGACTTGTATACAAGATATTCATTTACGATTGCAAGGGACTTTTCAGATCCTTTCTGTACACCTCTGCAGGTATGCATAGACAGCTGGTACTCCGAAGGTGCTGCGCCGAAGATCTTCATGATGCAATTTTCCTTGAAGAACGTCGGGTATCCCTGATAGGATACGCAGCCGGTCCATGCCCCCGGTTCCCCGACAGACAGCGCATACGAATCAGTCGAGATTCCCTGATAGCAATACCAGTTCTTGAAGTCTCCCAGTTTGGAGGCATAGATTTCATTGGTAGAGTTGCCCTTTGCATCCTCGCCGTAGTGGCACCCCCACACGCGGTTGTTGGAAACACAGACCATATCGAGTGTCGGGATCTTCCGTTCAAAGGAAAGCGTCCAGATCGAGTCTGTCGTGACCGTCTTTGATACCTCCGGGAGGATGCCATTGATGATTATGTAGTCATCCTCCATCTTCAGGATGACAGATCCCTCGTTGATGTCCGGAAGGTCCGAATTCATGTAAACCGCATCACCTTCTGAGAAATGCTTGGTCAGCTCTCCGCCCGGTACGCTGATCTTGATGTAGTTGGTCGTGGCCGCTTCCCATGTAGAAAGATATCCTACATAGATGTAGAGGCCCTCTCTTCCGGATGCCGTGCAAAGCCAGTAGTCACCGGAGTTTGGATTCTTCGGAGCTTCCTTCCCTGCCGTAGCCGGAAGAGCTTCCCCGTCCGCATCTGTGATGCTGTATGTGATCGTGATCCCGGAAGGTGCTTCATACTTGGAATTGATTTTTCCAACATCCTCCGGATTGCTCAAGTTGACATAGACTCCTGCAGGGAAAGCAACGACATAAGCGCCGAAGCGGATAAGCTGCTGTTCTGAAGTGTCATCCTCCTCGAAGTAATTCCCCAGATCGAATTTTTTACTGCCGTAGTACAGAACATGGTTGCAGAGATAGGTGAGGTTGTTCCCCGTCAGCGTGATTCCGCGAATTGCCATGTTGTCGATCTGCTCGTACAGATCGGTTGCTACGTCTGGAGTCTGAGCGGTTTTCGACTGTACATGTGATCCGTCCGCATTCGTGTCCACCTTGTATTTTGCAGAAACGTGCTTTTTGATCACCTCATACAGCTTGTCTTGGTATTTCACACGGTCTCCCACCTCGTAGGTGTGGGAATCCGGATCCCACTTTGTGAACAGCTCCACCAGAAGAGCCCGAGGCTTTCGTGGAGTGAGGAGAGGATATCCATCCGAAGTCAGGTTTTCCTCGTCGTACATCTCACCTGCACCGATCCTATAGTTGTGGTTATACCCAAGCCACGTGTCGATCATGGCCCTTGTGTTGTTGTCGTCTGCTTGCTGTGGTAAAAACATCAAAGTACCTCATGCCGAAGCATATGTTTCATTGGACTGTCCGGCTGATGGGACCGGTTGTAAAACTGCTGAAAGGCAAGATATGCATTGTTGAATGCTTCTGTTGCCACGTTGTAGCGCCGGGAGTCGTTGTTGTTGTATGCAATCCGCTGGTCCAGATAATAGAAGTAAACATCTGTGTACGGATCCGGAATGGCAAGCTCAGAATCCAGTGTGAACTCTTCATCCTCCATTTCGTTCGTAATATGCAGCGTCCCGTCATCGTCAACATACATCCAGCTTGGGAGATGCAAGCCGCCGTCGCTGTCCACCCATAGGCCTTCTCTCTTGATTTCAGAATCCTTGTATCCGTCGTACTTTGAGAAGACTTCCACTTCTGCCTGCTTCTCGATCTTCCGAAGCCACAGGAGTTTCAAATCATTCTGCACGGAATTCGTTCTCTCTGCGTCATACTGCTGTATCAGCTCTGATACTGTCATTTCTTTCACCTAAAAACAGGGAGCAGGTTTCCCCTGCCCCCTGCAAACATCTTTAAAGATTCTTGGATTTCTCTGCGAAGTCACTGGTCATCTTCTCGATGAACTCGTCCGCCCGGTCCTGCTCTTCCTCGCTGTGCCGAAGAACCTCAGCGATAGGTTCCGGAACCTCTACCTCGACGCCTCGCTGAATCTTGAAAACTCTGCCATTTACAGATGCAATGACAAAGTTCTCTTCTCCTCGCGGAGCTTTCGGAAGCTTGACTGTTACCTTCTTATCCCATGGATCTCGTCCTGTTGTAGCCATCGTTCCTCCTTATTAGTTCGCATCATCCGTCTTGGAGAAGAAAGAACCGGTCTCTACGCGGACCATTCTTTCCTGATAAAGGATCTTTGCTCCCTCGGAGCCCTTCCAGCCTACTGTAGATCTCTGATCCAGAGGATCCGCTGTACCTGCAGAACCACGCTGCTTCACGATGACCTCAAGGTTCTCCGCAGACGGATCAATGATGCCGTATGCGTCCTTGCCGAGGAAAACAGCGCCGTATACGCAGGTGTCTGCTGCGCAGCCGTCGGTAGTTCCCTTCCAGATCTTGGTCTCCGTGTTCTCGATGAAGCGGACACCGTGAAGCTTGCCGATCTCACCGTTGTAGATCTCGCCGGGCTGTGCGTACTTATGTACGTCAAGCCAGTCAGAGGACTGACGAAGGTCATAGGCCTGCGAAGGATGAATGATCGCTACATAGTCGCCGTTGATCTTCGGAGCGTGCTGCTTCTTCAGGAAAGTAGCAGCCTGATTGACAAGCTCAGAAGTCAGTGTATCTGCTACTCCAAGCGTTGCTCTGGATGTCTTAGCTCCCGCATAGATGACGTTCGTGCCGGTAATAACCTCGTTGCGGATAACCGTGTCCATGGTGTCACCGGCCTGTGCACCGTGCTCCTCAGTGACCGCCGTGATGACCGGATCCACTGCCTCAAGCTCAAGACGATCAGAGATCGTGGTGTAGTCACCGTACTGGTTGATCTCACCCTCGATCTTGATCATGTCGACCTTGTTGCCATCCGGGGTTACGCCCTCAGTCAGCGGAGTCATAGCCTTGGCGTAGGTCTTAAACTTACGCCACTCGACTTTGTTGCCGCCATTCTTCGGGAGAGACTGCTTCTGGCCAAACTGCGCGAAGTAGTGCTCGTTTCTGGCATTCTGCAGCAGAGATGTCCTGTAGAACGTCTTCATAGTCGGGGACAGGTTGTTCCCAGTGGTTGCTGCAGTGGTTACGTTGGTGTTCGGGTTCGGATCTGCAAACATCTGCAGATCAAAGCGGATTACAAAATCCTTGACGATGATGTCGTTTTTCGTTCTCATTTCTTTCCTTCCTAGAACGTAATCCTTTCGCCAGATTGCGCTCTCATCTTGATATCCTCAATCTGTTTCAGGGTAAGCTTGGAAGGATCTACGCCGGTTGCTGCACCTGCCTGCTGACCACCGGCTCCGTTCTCTGCGGGCCGTTTCATGCCGGACTGGATGGCGTTGCTCATCTTCTGCTGTGTACGTTTCACAGCGTATCCCATGGCCCCGCTCATAATCTCGTCTCTGTGGACAGCTTCGTATGCAATCTGCAATGCATTCGGAAAACCGGATGACTGGAGTGTGGCTACCATGTGTCCGAACTGAGCGTCTTCCATCTCTGTGTCCAGATCGAAATCCGGATACAGCTGCTTGAGCTGCTCGCCCTGAGACTGAATAGCGTCCCACTCTCTCTGCTGCTCTGCCTGCTGAGCCTGCGACTTGTAGTAGGCGTTCTGCCTCTCCATGTCGTGCATGTACCGAAGGTCATCGATTGACATACCTCTGTCAAAAGCTTCCTTCTGCAATGCCTGATCGTCGTTCATCACCGCCCTTGTCAGGGCGTCGATGGGGATACCACCGTCCTCAGCAGGAGCGATCCCGTACCTCTTGGCGAGAGCCTGCACCATCGGATCGATGGCGTTGACCTTGCCCTGCAGGTCCGACTGATTGCGGAACCTCTTATTTACGGCATCGCGTACAGACTTGCTGTACTCCTTCTTGTACTTACCTTTGATCAGCGAGTCCCATGACTCTTCCGGAGGCTGACCCTCTCCGTCTGCAGATGCGGTCTGCTGTGCTTCGGCTCCTGCTGAATCCTGTGCACCCGTGTCGGCAGTGACGACTGCGGAAGTATCCGCTACAGCTGCTGTTTCGCCTCCGCCATCTTCTGCGAAAAGCTGAAGACGGAAGGCATGTAACATATAGGGCATATTGCTCCTTTCATCATCTGCGGTAGGTCGCGACCCTTATACGCTTATACTTTCACATTTCGCTTCGATAAAATAGGGCACCCTACTTCTGCAATAGACACATACTTCGGAAAGGACTCTTGCACGCCACGAAAGCCTGTCAGTATGGTCTGGAAGGCCTTCACAGCTTCCGCTCCCATGCCACGCACCCATGCAGAGCCGGACTCCAGATTGAAGTCATACCGGTCTGTCACAGAGGGCATTCTTGCCGCAAGAGTCTGGATGAGGGTGGACAAGGATGCGCAGACGATGTCATTTCCATAGCCTGCGTATCCTGCATGCCCGTCTAAGCGGACTTCAAAAGCGTCTTCTGTTCTGTAATATGTAATCTTAGTCATGACGGGTTCGTGGTCTGAGCTGCCTGCTCACGCGCATTTTTCGTAATTGCGGATTCATCACCCCCGGATGTGGGGGCTTTGGTTGTCCCGTGCGGGGTTCCTTCCTGTGCATTCAGGTTCTGGTTGATCTGGTCAGACATCTGACCGGACATGTTGTACTGTCCACCAGAGAGCTGATCAATCATTTCAGAGAGCTGGAGCATCTGCTGCTGCATCTGGAGCATTTGCTGGTAAAGGCCTCCGTTCTGCTGTACCTTCTGCAGCACGGACTGCTTACCTTGGAAGTCCATCATCTCAAGGCAGGCAGATACCTGATCCGCGTACTGCGGGTTGAAGAAGCCTGCGTTGTAGAACTGCATAGCAAGCTCGTTCTGCGAGAGCCTGCTGTAGGAAGAGGATTTCTCTGCTTCTACCTTCACATCAAAAGCAGGAACCCGGTATCCCATGTCGATCCCAAATTCTGTGCCCTGATCCTGCGGCTGTAGACCTGCGTTTGAATACTGGACAAATTCCTGCTCTCCCTGCTCTCCCGTGATCCGGAACTGCCTTGGCATAGAGTAGAATTGCCGGATCAATTCAATCACCATGGTCACGATTTCCTTGTGTGCATCGAAGGTGGTGTTGATCTGGTCTCTCGATGTCTTCCCGGAGCTCTCCTGCATCGCCGCAATTGCGGACGCTGCAGTCACGCCGCTCTGCGTGCCTCCGTTGGTGGCATCTCGGTTCCCGGCGGTTTCTTTCATCTCGTTGATTTTGTTCTCAAGGATGGAGATATAATTGCTGTTTACCATCGTGGGGACATTGATCGGCTGGATAGAATCCTGCCCCAAGTTGCGGTCAACATGAACGATAAGCTTGTTCGGATCTGCAAATTCTTCCTCGTTGACTCCACCGTCATTGCGAACGAAATACCGGGGAGAGCAGACATGCTGCGCGTTCTTTTCGAAGGCATTGTTGAAAATGTCGATGGAAGCCTGTGCGTTCTTGCAGACATCGATGAATCCGAATCCGACCGGCATTCCTGCTTCCGGGAAGAGGACATCGAATACAAAGGGGTACTTCCCATGATCGTACAGACCACGCTCTGCCATGCTTGGGCCGGTGACGACATTAACCACCTGTGTGACAGGAAGCCCTGTCTGCGGATCCAAAAGAGCATTCCCGTTCTCGTCGAATACCGGCTGCTCCTGCGGCTCCGTAGGCGGGTCCACATCATTTTCTGTCGCATAAAGTACTGTGTCGCCAACAAACTTACAGTACTGCAGCGTCATCTTACTGTTCACCGGCTTTTTGTAGTACCAGTCGATGACCGCAGTCTTTCCTGTCGTGTCGATCGTCTCGTCGTACATGTACTTCTTGAGGATCGTGTCACCGGAGGCAGAAAGCTGCTCCGCAACCTGCGGGTAGGCCTGCTTCAGCGTGTCGTTGTCCACAAGCTCCACCGTAAAGATGTTCTTGCTCTTCTGGATGTCCTTAATGCCCGGCTCCCAGAAGATCGAGAGCAAATCAACGTTTTCGATAGAGATGTCCCCGAGGCCGTTAAGCTTGCTCTGGTCCCAGTAGACACCAAAGCATCCGGTGCCATTTTTAAGCTTGTACCATACTTCATCCGAGTAGACTTTCCGGTATCCGATCTGATCCATCACTACGGGGATGATGGAAGACAAGCGCTGTGCTTCCTCCACGTCTCCCGGCTCTCTTGGCAGGATGTCGCTGTCCGGAAAGCTGTCCATGAAATCCGCGTGCTTGCTGATGACGACGTTGAAGAGCCACCCAGATGCAGGCTTCGGGTCATCCATCGTCTCCTCTGTCTGCATCAGGTCCCAGTGACGCATCTTCCACCACTTTTCGTTGCGCGTGATCTTGTCTTCGAGGCGCTGCTTGCCCTGCTTGTACTTCCGGAGCACCTCGTATGCATTGCGGACCTGCTCCTTGCCAATCGGCTGTACCGGCTGCACGGGCCCCTCCGGCTGCTGTGTGATGTCAATGATATCTGCCATGCTCTTCTCCTATCCGTGCGGGATGAATTTTGCCCGCTGCTTCTTTATCCTCTGGTTGAGAGGATCATCCTTGATCTCAACCTTTACTTCTTTTCGCTGCGGCTTGATCGGCCTGCTCATGCACTCGTACCGGACTTCGTCGGCCACATGATCCTCTTGTGTCGTGTCGATGTCCTCCACCTTGTGCTCGTCATACACAAGCAAAGGGATCGTCCGTATAAAAGCCTTACAGTTGCTGAAGATGTACATCATGGGGACCCCGTTATCATCAAATGCCAGACGGTAATGCACCTGCATCCACCCGGCGATCCGTTCGTGATCTCCCTTGTCGAAATAGATTTGATGCTGCGCAGCTACATCCGCTACGCTTTCCCCGCTCTCTGCGTTCCAGATAGCTGGATCTGCTACGCCGAAGATCCGCCTGCCCTTGAGCCATGGGTGCTGAGTTTCGATCTCCCGGATACGCTTAAATTGCTCCTGCGGGGTCCACTTCACGCCTTCGTTCGGTGTCTGCGTGCATCCGTACAGCTCAAGGATGCGGTACAGCCTCCCGTCGTAGTCCACAGCCCACCATGCACAGGAAAAAGGCTTGCTGTATCCGAAGTCGTAGCTTCTGCAGATCGTCCACCCAATCGGGATATCGAAGGGCTCGATCACATGCGTCCACTGCCTGTCCTCGTAGTGCTCCGGATCATCCCGGAATTCCTCAAAGACCTGACCGCTGAAGACATCCCATTCACCGTCCAGCCATGCCTTCCGGAGCTTCGGAGGGAGTGCTTCCAGACTCTTGATGTAGCCGGGGTCTCTCTTCATGAGGACCGTGTTGTCTGTCAGCTTCGCCTGCGTGAAGCTGTAGTCTTCCGGGTACTCGCCGGGCAGATACTTCTTGTCGATGAAGATCCGCTTGATGTACTGGTGCCCCACGCCTCCGGGGTTGCAGGTGAGATAGATGCGTTTTGGATGGTCATTTGCGCCTCTGCAGCACGAGTAGATCATCTTGAGCTCTTCCTCTGTCCACTGCGTCGCCTCGTCTATAAAAATGACGTCCCACTCGATACCCTGCGTCTTGATGACCAGCTCATCCGTGCGCTGCGCGAATACAAATTCGATCACGGAGCCGGTGTTGAACGTCAGGCGCTTCTCCTGCTTGGAGTACTTCGCCACCTTTGCGCCCACAAGCTCCCCCACGAGGGTACGGATGTGGTTCTTTTCGAGATCAGGGTACTTCCGCCGGAATATTGCGATCTTGATCCCCTTGTGCTTAAAGGCCAAGAGCTTCGCCTTCGTCTGGATAGACCAGCTCTTGCCTCCACCTCTTGCGCCTCCGTAGCCTACAATCTTGTGGTGATCGAGAAGGAACCTCTTCTGCTTTTCGGAAGGCCTGCCGATAATGAGCTCAGTCTGCATACTCATCTCCGTCTTCGTACCGGATCACGATCTCTGTGCTCTGTGCAGCTTCCGGAGTACATCCGTAGTACTCTGCCAGCTTCTGGAGCGCCGCCTGCACATCGCTGACTCTTCGGGTCTTCTTCTTGATCCCCCATGACCCGTCTGCACATCTGCCTTCTTCGATGTCTGTCAGCTCTCCGCTTGCGATCTCCTTGAGCTTCTGAATGATAAAGGCACGCATAGAGGCAGCATCATCTGCCGTTTTCTCGATGACCTTGCCCTGAATTTCGTCATACCTTGCCCTTATATTGCCCTGCTGAAAGAGCCTGCACGCCTTCTGGGTGATCGTTTTCTCTTTCATCTTTGACGTGTCATATGCGGCCCGATATGCTGCGGATTGATTCCCTCCGTTCCTTATGAGCTCTTGTACAAATTTTTCCTGCTTTGCTGTAAGCATAGTCTCCTTGCCCTATAACCTATATTTTGACAAGGAAAAGGCCCGCTTTATAGGGCACCCTCTGTGATACAATTGGAAAGGAAAAGAGGACCGGGGAAATCCCGATCCTCTTTTTTACATCCTCATCTTCTTTCGATATTTTGCCTGGGCTCTCTCTTCCATGCCCTTTCGGTCTCTGTCGATCCCGTCCTCGCTCTCAGCAATTGCTCGGTACACGACGCAGTTCCAGAAGCAGCCCTTGCAGAAGTCTTTCTTGTATACCCGTTTCACCTCTGCATTTTTGAAGTTGATTGTGGTGTGAGTGGCATCGTCTGTCAGTGGGAGGCACCTTATTTCGCAGGATGCCTCCTTGCAGTACATCGGGCATGTCACGTATACATCCTCAGCGAACTTTGTTGACATCCCTTGCCTCCTCAGTTGAATGGCAGCTCATCATCGATCCCTTCCGGGATGTTCATAAATCCATCTAAGGCTGCGCTAGTCCCTGAACTCTGCGGCGAAGGCGTGCTGTAGTTGTGTGCGACGTCATTCGCTGATCTGCCTTCACAAAACTCCTGTCCTTCCACCACTACATCCGTCGTATAAACCTTGGTACCGTCCTGTCTGGTGTAGCTTCCGGTCTGGATCCGCCCGGCCACACAGATCTTCATCCCCTTGTGGAGATATTTTTCTGTGAACTCTCCTACCTTGCCGAATGCTACGCAGGAGATAAAATCCGCCGTCTGCTGCCCGTCCTTCTTTCCTCTCCGATCCACCGCAAGGGTGTACCTTGCTATGCACATGGGCTGTGCGTCCTGAGTATACCGGACATCAGGATCCTTCGTTAACCGGCCCATCAATACTGCTTTATTCATTCTTCCACCTTCTCCATAAGTAACGTATCGAACCCATCAGTTGCATAGATGCGCATTCCATCCCGTTCCAACTTGCAGCCGCCGCACATCTTGGTTACTTCAAATACATCACCGGTTCTTAGTGTTATAGACCCGTGAACGCCAAGATAACTCTCACGGATTCCCAGTTCTACGTTTTCTTTCATCCGCATTTTCATTTTGCTTTTTCTTCCAAGTGTCCGAACCTTCATCTTCGCTTCCCTCATTCCTTTTTATCCCCAGTGCATCGGAGTTTTTGTCTCAATACAGTCCTGAATGATCTTCTTGAAGTCCGACCACATCATACAGTCCGGTCGCCCCGCATAGCCATAGCAATAATTGTCGTCATAGTCCTTGATCACCTCCAAGATTGCGCGGCACGTCCGCACGCCAGCTTTGCCTTCACAGTCCGGCTGGTACAGGAAATTAAGAACGCGGAGCTTTTTCGGCTCTTTCTTGAACTTGCCATTAAGATCATGAAGTTCCTTGTCGTATTTCTCGAAAAACTTTTTCCTTTCCGGTTCGAAGAACGGCGCATCGTCGAGTTTGCGGTAAAAAGTTCCGATTTCCGGCGATGTAAGATCTGCGACTTTCTGCCGAAGACTCTTGAACCCGCCAAGGCCACAGTCCGCCTCAAGGTTCTTACTCCAAATTGTTACTCCCATTTTTTCTCCTTTGTTGAAATAAACGTACTCAATCCCACAGGTTTAGCCGTCACAGGTCGGAATCGACGGCCCTTTATCCAGTACATCTGGTGCGGCAAGCTTAGTCATTGCTAACACTCTTTTCAAGCCATATAGTGCCGCAACCTGATTTTCTACGGAGCACCCTCTATAATCGAAATAATTTTCGAATGTGATAAAGTAATCCGCTTCTGCCATCAACCTGATAGAATCGCCAAGGCTTCGAATGCGATCCGCATCGCTTTCAAAAGTCTTCGGCTCATAGGGATTGACTACCGCCAAAGTTTCTCCGGTATATGCTTCCGCCGTTCTCTTCAGTACTTCGAAACTCTTTTTGATGTTCTCTTCCGTTCGTCCCTTCATGGGGCAGGAAATAAAGAGCTTATGCTCCGGAATAACTGGTTTCAGTCGCACTTGATATTCCGGGTCCCAGTTAATCTCATCTTCTGTGATTGTGGCTATGAGCTCCCCGTCTTTGCTTTCAACAATAACTCTCTCGATTCCCTCTAATACTCCGTTCATTTGCTTCCTCCTCTTCCTGCTCGTAGTGATACAGCTTCTCCAGCACATCCTGACGGCCAAACCCATACAGAATGTTGTAGTACACGACTTCCTCGCCCTTTGCATACGACACTGTCCGCGTCACCATGCGCTCCTGCTTTGGTTTGTCTGGCTTCGTTTCGGACTTAATTCGAGCCTCAGCGTTCTCACTACCTTCTGTGTTAAGATTTATGTCCTCAATTACAGCACGAGTTTCCAGAACATATAAATACTGGCCCATAATGCTGGCCTGTTTTCTCAGCAGATCAATCGGACAAGTCGGTGTAAAATCAAGTTTCCCGGCATCATATTTCACAAGCATCCTATGCAGTCTGTCATATTTTCCCTTGAGTTCTTTATATTCGTTAATCATTCTGAGCTTATAATCTTCCATTATGTCTACCTTCCTTTCTCTGTATCATCTCCGCTACATACTCTTCAATTGTTTGCCGCTTCATCTCCGCCCCAATCTATACTCTGCCCGCACACCGGACAAAAATTGTCACATTCATCAATTTCCGCTCCGCATTTTGGACAGTAAGCATCCCACACATTATGACCGTCCGCACACCCGTCACTGTCCCAGTTAGGCTTTTGTGGCACTTGGTAATTTGCCATCTTCTTGAGCTTTACATAATCTTCATCAGTCAGCTTAATCATCATCACTTTCCTCCTTGTACGGCTCCGGAAGCGGCATCCATGCGGTTATCAAGCCCTTAATAAAAGGTTCTTTGCCTTCAAGGCATATCCATCTTCGATTATCCGACACAAATGCAGTCGTCACCACATTCGTGGATGTAGTGACGATGACCGTTTCATACAGTTTCGGCAATCTCACCTCTACCGGAATCCATCCAAAATCACTCATCGCTTTCCTCCTTGTACGGCTCTGGTAAAGGCATCCACGCGGTGATTTCTATCCCTCTTATACGTTCTCCTTCGCATTCTCCGTATTCTGCTAGGATGTCTTGTGTAGTGCTTGAGTACCAATACCAATCTTCGTTATAAAAAACAGCCGCTCCGGTAAATGGAACATCTTTTATGCTTTTGTAATACGAAGGTGGATTCGGATTCACCCATGTAATAATTACTTCATCCAGATTTTCCGGTAATCTCTCCGTCACCGGAATCCACCGCATTTCACTCATCTTCCACCTCCGATTTGATCCCACACGATGCTGTATACCCTATCCCGGCAAGCATCTTCCTCAGCTTCTCCATAGCCTTCGGCTTTAGTGCATCCGCAAGCGGCATGTATGTCACTACAACGCCGTTAGACACCTCTGCCTTTAATCCATGATTTCTCAGATAAGCCGCTGCGTCTTCCTTGCTGACTTCATTTCCGATCATTCCGCTTTCTCTGCCTCCTTCTTTCTGTACTTCTCTATGTCCTCCGGACGGTAAAGATTGCAGTGAGGCCATCCCTCATATTCACAGCCCTCAGCAGTCCATGATGTTTTTCCGTTTGCGAACGTCTCAAAATCAAATCCTGCATGATACAGTTTTTTGGAAAAATATCTTTTACACTTTTCCGATACGTTCCAAACTATAACCGGCGTATCGACCGGAACTTTCGACCAATCAATATCTTTTTCCGGATCAAACGCGGGCTGATCAAGCCACTTCATTTTTCCCACACGACAAGAATCATCAGAATCAGCAGAACGAAACAAGCAATCTACACATTCCAACCCATTGCAAGTTCTAATCTCACCTGTCCTTTTATCAATTGTAAAAAATTTTGCAAAGATTTCTTTCACCTTGTCCGGATCAATCGATTCGTAATGTGTCATTTCTTCCTTTCCTTCCAGTTGCTGCAACCTTTGCTCTCCTTCTCCTTCTGGCAGGAGTACACTTCACACCTTACATGCGTCCCGCGGTGCCGTGCGCCCGGCATGTGGTAATCCGCATACTCGCAGGTCCCGCAGCTCTTTTCTCCGCTCACATCGTCCCCTTTCTGTACGGGCCGTACACCATCTTCGTTCTCCTTCCACACTTCGGGCACTGGTAGTACCTCGATACCATGCCCTCGCTGTATGACACTGCATGGCACTCCCATCTGTGTGCACAAAGTAACTGCTTGATCATCCTTTTGATCTTCATCTCGCCTCCTACAGGTAATTTTTCTGGAACACTTTCATCCACTCCTTGTGCCCCCACTTCCGCTCAAATTCCGCTTGCGCCAGCTTCTTGAGCTCCAGATCGAGCTCTCCGCCCGGCTCACAGTGGACTCTGTGGTGACAGTGTGGACACAGATAGACTTTCAGTCCGTAGTGCTCCGCGTTCCTCCGGTTCGCCGTGCCGTGCATCATGTGATGCTCCTGCATGGATCCATACCGGCCGCAGATGTAGCACCGATCTTTTCTGTTCCCGTCAATGATGCTCTGCATGATATCTTTTAATCGCCATCCGGACCGCATCCCCGGTCACGCCCAGCGCCTCCCCTGTTTTGTCCCACGTGAGCCCGATCTCCCGGATTTTGATCCCTCTTTCGATCTGCTCTGTGCCGAGCTTGCAGTGCGCAGCTCCTCCTCGTGCCCGTGACTTCTGCAGCTGCTTCTCCTGCCGCTTTGCGCTCTTCACGATCCCCGCAGGAAGTGCAGGGATGTACCGGTACTCCTTCGTCGGAGGGAGCAGCGTGCCGGGCAGATTGATACTTTTCACCGTCGCTGTCATTTTTTCTCCTTAGTTCGCCAAAATATTGGCTTCGAATTCCGTCATGTCTCCGTACACAGCTTTCTCTTCCGGGCTCCATCCCTTCTTCGCCGTAGTGCCGGACCGTGCAATTTCGAGACGATCCCAGGTTATCCCTTTGTACCCGGAAGCCATGCACTCGGTGATGAGCTGTGCTACATTCTCGGCGCCATGCTCCTTAGTCTTTGCCTTTGCGATGGATACGAGGCTCTTCAGCCCTGTCTCTGTGATAGGGCTCCCCTGCTCTCGTCTGGATGTAATCCACTCAGAGAGCTTATCCGCTACCTCCCTGACTACGCCGAGGGTCTGCAGTGCGTCGGATGTAGCTTCCTCGACCGTAAAGGGGGTAGGGGGATTCTCTTTTACATTTGCATTTGCATTAACATTTACATTTACATTAGCTAGGCTTTGCTTCGCATCTTCTGTAGCGTCGCTAGGGTTTGCTACAATTTGCTTCGCACTTTTTGTAGCGTCGCTAGACTTTGCTACAGCTTTGCTTGCTTTTGCTGTACCGCCGCTGCGTCCCGCTTCTCTTCTCTGGATGTTCGCATCGATCTGCGGCTTCACCAGAGTCAGGAAGACCTTCGCCATCGGAGTCTCTGCTTCTTCCTCTCCATCAAATGCATATCTGCACAGCGAAGCAATGCAGGCTTTGCATTCTTCCGGATCCATATCCAGCAGTGCATCCGCGAAACTCTTGTAAAATACGAAGCTCTGATTAGCCATTGATCGCAAACTCCTTGTACTTGTCCTCATTCAGTGCTCTTGCGGCTTCCACGTCCGGGTCCCCTCGGAGTTCCGGATGCTCTGCCTGTACCTTCTGTCTTGCTCTTCGGACCGACTCCATGTTGGGGGCTCCGATCTCCTTTGCCCTGCGGAAGAACTCCGCTGCGGACATGTCAGACGGAACGCCCAGTGCCTCGATCACGCATGAGTAGAGGACATTGTCACTGTTCCTCGTGTACGGCTTCTCACGCAGCACCGCCTCCACGTACTTCTTGACCTCTTTCAGCTTTTCCATATCCTGCCTCTCTGTAGACTGCTGTCATCCTTGCTATCTCATCTGGAGTCCTCGGATCGATTCCGCACTCTTCTGCCTCATGAATTGCTCCATCGATGAGCTGCGCCATCTCCTCCGTGTTGTAGGTATGGCTCCCTCTCACGACCCAGTAGATCGCAAGAGGGGTCCCATCCTGCAGATGAACCACACGTCCGGACGGCTGGTAGTGCTCGTTTTCGCACCTTGTCCAGTCGAAGGACATCGGTTTCACGGACCAGTCGAGGACTCCATCTGTGTAGCTGTTCTGTCCATATTCCTTGAGGATCCAGTTGTGCTCTTCTGTCTTGCTGACTTTCTTCGCTGCAGCAATCTGACTGCAGAGCGTCCAATAGTAGGCGTTGGCCTCCTGTGACCTGTCTTTCCGGAAGGGCTTCAGCACCACCTTCAGGATTTTCTCCTTCAGCGTCTCCACGTTTGCCGGTGACTCCTCAAGCTCCAGCGTGACCAGAGTCTTACGACTGGGGAACTCCTGCTGTATGCTCCTGATTGTTCCTTTCATTTGCAGTTCCATTTTCAAGGTTCCTCTGTATCTTGCTCATGAAGTCCGCATAGGACTTCTTTGTGACCTTCGGCCACATCCGGAAGGCTGAAAAGCTCTTCATGTCCCCGCTGCAGTGCTTGTTCCACATTGCTTCGATCATCGCAAGTTCAAGCTCGTTGCAGTACGCTGCATCCATGTCCCATCGGAAGACTTCCTTATTTTTCATAGACTCGTTGACTACTACGACGTGAGTAATTGTTCCATCTACCACATCAAGCTCAGTCACACGGAAGCGGTCGTGGCACTTGCCATCGTTTGTCACATTCACCTTGTCTCCACCCCAGACCATGGTAGTAGGAGCCGTGTAGAGCTCTCTTCCGATGCCCCAGTTGAAGCAGGCCCGCTTGAAGCTGTCTGACGCCAGTCCCTTCTCTTTCTCCGTGTTGGACTCCGTTCCGGTGTCTTCCTTGGAGATCCATTGCTTCTTCTGTTCGTCCCAGATCGAGACGATGCAGTTTGCATTGTCCCGTCCGTGACTCCGCTGCCAGTTCATCGGGCCGACTGTCTCATCGAGGATGTTCTGATCAACCCTTGCATCTTTGTAGAAGAGGAGCATCACGCCGCTTTTCACCTTTCCGTCCTTCTCTGACCGGATTACTCTTGCCACTCGGACATCGATTTCATCCGGGCGCAAATTGCGAAACATTCTTCCCATAGTTTTGTCTCCTTACTGGATCCTCAGTGCTTCCGACTGTTCCAGATGTGCAAACGTAAGCTTCTTTCCTTCCTTCAGTGCTGCCGAAATGCTCTTTCTGTCTATCTTCGGATCCTGCTGAATCAAGTACTTCTTCGGGATTTTGTCGCTGTCGATTACGACCGAAGGGGCATTCTTCTGGATCCGGAAGCTGAAGAGCTGCGTCTTGAATTTAACCTTGCCGGTCATGGTCATGGCGTTCTGCAGGGACTTCTTCATCCGGTCCGTGTTGGTCTCGATTGCTTTCTTCCGGGCTGTGAGCCGCTCAATCTCTGCGCTGATGCCTTCCGCATCCGCTGAGAGCTGCCGGATCACCTTTGCGTACCCATCTGCCTTGATCTCGATCTCGCCACCGATGGCCTCCATCGTGTCCTTCAGGACATCCGGTTCTACGTCCGGATCCTCTGCCATCTCCAAAAGCTGCAGATACTCATCAGTGAGCTGATATAAGCTTTCCATTTTCTTCCTCCTCTTTCTCTGCGTTGGCCATGCAGTCACCGCAGATGTATGCATACTCGCCTTTGATCCTTGTGTGTGCCCCGTGCGGGACAGGGATCTTGATATCGCCCCGGGTGACTCCGATCGGAGTCCCGCAGATGAAGCACCTCATGGTGCCACCCGGAAGGAGAGGTACTCTCCTCCGTCCTTCTTTACCGTGACGGTCATCCCGCCAAGGTCTGAGTAATCTGCCTTGATATAGGAGCCATTCGCCGACTGCATTATGTACTTCAGATCATCCATGAGCCGCCCGACAAACTCGTCCATCAGATCCTTCGGAATTGCATCTACTATTCTTTCCATGCTATAATCTCCTTGCTAAAGCTGTTTTTTGGCTGTCCGCATGCCCGTGCGGATGGCCTTTTTTATGCAACATCTTCGCCGCAGTAGCGCCTGCGGTACTTCCGCTTCCTCTTCTCTTCTGCTCTCTCACGTCTTTCCTTCTCCTCCATGCAGATCGCTCCGGAGAAGCAGAGGATCGCGAGCATCAGAAGCGTTACCCCGATGCAGTGGGCTCCGAAGATCGCCTCTGCAATCACTGCATATGCTGCGCAGGTCACTCCTGCCGGTCCAAAAACTCTTTCCATCACTTGCCCTCAAAGAAAAGCTTCATGTCATCTGCTTCGAAATGGATCACCCGGTTCAGGGCGACCAGTTCATCCCGTGTCCATGTCCCGTCCCGCATCCGCTTTCTGTAGGTAGATGCGGGGATCTTCGTCTTACGGACGAGATCTCCGGTTCCAAGCCCCGCAAGAGCTGTCCGGGCCCGGATCGCATCCGCGAAGGTTGCAGTGTGCTTATTCATACTTCTTCCTCAGCCATTCGCAATACTCAAATCCCAGCCCTGCGTTTGAAATCAGAGAAATAAGTGCCTCGTGCTTCGCGCTTCTTCTCATTTCCGCTGTACGGCTATTCTCTACGTCTGTTCCCATAAACGGTTCTCTGCTGTCAGCAGCGTGATTGAACAGGAGATTTTTCAGATCCTCGAACTTCGAATCTTTCTCCGTATCTGGAACATCCTCCGTTTTCTTCTCCGGTTCCCCTGCGAGGAAGAAATCATCAAGAACTCTCTTTGTTTCCGCAGCTGCAATTGCGCAAGCTTGGATTGATGTCCCGATGGGTACGGTTGCAACCAACGTCGTAGTAACTACGTCGGAAATTGCGCTTGCAAGCTGCGCTTTGGAGATCATCGTCTTTTCATTTCCGAGCTTCTCCTCTAATTTTTCAAAACTGTGTTTATTCATAGCCCTTCTCCTCCTTCCAAGCGCAATACCTAGCTTCCAACCCCGCATCTCTGACCAGACCGAACAGAGCGTTAAACTTGCCATATGCCTCCTCCGAATGTTCTGCTGCGTACTGCTCTACCGCGAGATGCGCCTGCTCAAAGAGCAGATCCTTGAGCGCCATCAGCTCTGTCTTTTCTGCAGACTTCTCAGCATCCGGCTCCTCTTCCTTTTTCTCCGGGAAGAATTCATCAAGGACCTTTAACATCTCCATTGACGCATTAAGTATTCCTGCGGTCTCGTTTTCCGGCTCCGAGGCAGCATTTGCGATTCTGCTGCAGACCTTGATGAGGTCTGCTTTGGAAATCTCTGCCTTCTCCTTGCTGACCTTCTCCTTCCACTCTTCGTAATCCATTTCTGTCCCTCCTTCGCTACAACTGTGTCGTTTTCGCTACAACTGTGCCGTTTTGGCTACATTCTTAGCAAAAAAAATACGCTCACGATCGCTTTTAGATAAATGAAGAGCTTTGCATAATCCCTCTATTTCAGGTGCAGAAAACTCTCCTATACCGCGTAAACGATTGTAAAGCGTAGGTCTACTAATGCCAGATTTCTTGGCGATTGATGACATCGTCATCCCGCTGTTTCGAATTTCTTGATTTAATGCAAAAAAGTCAGTCACGAGTTTTTCCTCCTTTCTGTGCCATTTTGTCCCGCATGTTTAATGTACAGCCTTCGCCCCGTTATGTCAACATCTTTTTTCAAAATGTTGATAAGCTGACACATATGATATAGAATTGTGTATGGAGGAAGAAAAAATGAATATCTATGAAAGAATACGTCACCGACGTGAACAGCTAGATATGTCTCAAGAAGAACTGGCTAGTAAAATCGGATATAAGGATAGAACTGCCGTTTCAAAAATGGAAAATGGACAACGGCAAATCAAACAAAGCATGATTGTAAAGCTTGCGGCTGCTCTCGACACCACCCCATCCTATCTAATGGGCTGGGATAAGGAAGATGACGATGCAACGCTAAGTGACAGACTGCTGACAAGGTACAGGGAGCTCGACGATCTGGATCAGGCGATGGTACGGAGGCTTCTGAAGTGTGATGAAGATTTCAATAAAGTATAGGAGGGGGAATGTCATAGCACCGAGTAGAAACTTCATAGCACATTATAATAAAACATCAAAAATGATATCGTATGTGATACTATTATCAGGTAGGAGGTCTTGTGTCCAAAAGAGATAAGTTATTAAAAAAATTCTTTGCGGAAAAGCCACCGGTAGATATAACATGGGCGGAGCTTTCTGCCGTTTCAGATATTTTTGGGTGTGTCGTAACTGAGAGAACCAATCACCGGGCAGTTGTTCACCCCAATGACCCGAAGTGGATTTACCCCGTTCCGGTACATGCGGAAGGCCATCCGATCAAGAGAGCATATATTGTAGAACTGCGAAAGAAATTTCTTGAACTAAACCCGGAGGTGTTAAATGAAATATAGTTATAGCATTTCTAAAGAATTAATAGAGGGAACTGTGTATTGGGTCGCCCGGTGTCTTGAAATAGATACAATTATCGGGCAGGGAGTTACACAGGAAGAGGCTATTGCGGAATTGGAAGAAAATGAAGCAACATGGCTTGCTATGGCTCCGGAAGTTGGAATTGAAATTCCAGAGCCCAAAATTGCCGTAGCTTCACCAAAATACAGTGGGAAGTTCATGCTCAGAATTTCGCCAAATATGCACAAGGTAGCAGCCACTCACGCCAAGGAACAAGGCATTAGTCTGAACCAGTATATTTCAGACGCTACCACCTATTACAATTCCTATAATGACCGCATGAAAAATGCAGATATATATGCTTCTGTCGAGTCAAGATCATTCTCTGCGGAATACTGCAACTCATCTCATGCACAGGTCATTGTTCACGATTTCAACTCAAGAAAGGAAATGTGATCTTATGTTGAGCCGCTATGATTCTCACGTGGTAAATGTTCACCTGATTAACAGACTGTCTGCGGATGAAAAAATCAATATACATCCTTGCCTTCAGCATCAAATCCATTCGTTTGAAAATGGATGTATAACCGGGATGTTCCGTATTGTTATTTCTTCTCCAGATGAAAAAGAGATCCCAGAAAACGGCAAAAGATTTTATATCGTATATGAGTTGTCTTTTTCGGCTGCAAGTTCTGATAAGGATGCTGATATATCAGATCTTATTTCCGATGCTGCACCAATCGCATATAGCGAAATAAGAGCAGGAATTGACGCAATGGTTGGTCTTTCCGGGATGGCACGTGTTGCATTACCTTGCAGCTTTGATCAATTCGTATAACTTTTTTGGTCTACAGCAAATGACAGGCAAATAAAAAACCGCCCGGTGTTGGCGCACCGGGCGGATCCGCTCCGAAGAGCAGTATTTTTTTGATCCTATGGGAAGAATCATACATATACTATCATCTCCGGAGCGCCAATTCAAACGGCGCTATTTTTGCGCCCATTTTCAGGAGGTGTATGAATGAAAGTAACGAAATTACCAAGCGGAAATTATAGATGTCGCGTATACGTAGGGAAGGACGCTTCCGGGAAAAAGAGGTGGAAGTCGATCACCGGACCGGACAAGAAGAGGGTAGTGCTGGAAGCCAGTAAATTTTCCGTAGAGCGGGACGCAAGCGCTCCCGTCGTTGATACTGCATCCTTCAAGCACGCAGCCGACACGTTTTTGGGCTCCCACGAGTCTGTGCTGAGCCCTTCGACCTATCGAGCATATAAATGCTTTCTGAGGATCTACGAGAGCAAATTGCCCCTATTCTGCGAGAAATCCATATATACCATTTCTACTGCGGATCTGCAAATGGTCGTGGACTTCTTCGTGCGGCAAGGCCTGAAGCCGAAAACCATCCGGAATTACTACGGTTTCGTGTCTGCGGTCCTTGTCAATGCCGGGATCAATGTCCGGCCCCCAAGACTTCCGCAGAAGGAACGCCCGGAAATTTACATACCGGATGAGGCTACCGTGCGGAAGCTCCTCCAGCTTGTAGAAGGAACAGAACTGGAGATCCCCGTCCTGCTGGCAGCGTTCGGCCCGCTCCGTCGTGGAGAAATCTGTGCCTTGTCGATGGATGACATCAAAGACGGAATATGCCATGTTCATCACGATCTCGCGCAGAACGCAGACGGAGAGTGGGTGGTTAAAGCCCCAAAGACCTACTCTTCCGACAGATACATTGAGCTTCCTGCCTTCGTGGTAGATACAATCAATCGGAACGGTTCCATCACAAGTCTTACTCCGGATCAGATTTCGTGGAAGTTTTCCGACGTCTTGGAGCAGAACGGTCTTCCACATTTCCGGTTCCACTCTCTCAGGCATTTCTGCATCAGCTACCTGCACAGCATCGGTATCCCGGATGTGTATATCATGCAGAGATCCGGGCACTCTACGGCGACCGTACTCCGGGCCGTCTACACGCATACTCTGCAGGACCGTTCAAAGACAGAGACGGAAAAAATCCTCGGGAAGTTTTCCTCTTTCAGAGAGTAATTTCGTGTCAACTTTTCGTGTCAACTCTGCCGCTAAAACGGTGCTTTTTTCGCTATAATCGTAGCGTTTTCGATACGGCCTGAGCACTGAAAAACCCCGTAAATTCAAGGTTTTCTTGAACTTACGGGGTTTTCTCATTCACTGGGCTAGTAGGATTCGAACCTACGAAATGACGGAGTCAGAGTCCGTTGCCTTACCGCTTGGCTATAGCCCAATATGCTGCAATCCTCAGTGATTCACTTTCCTGCTGACCGCTACGAGTAGTTATCCTATCAGATCCCACTTCGGATTGCAAGCACTTTTTATACTAATTTCAGAAATAAATCCTGCCCTGAAGTGAAAAAGTAACTTCCACTCCATGGGGAGCAAAGTGGAAATTACTCTTTCCGTAACTTCCACTTCTGAAAAGTGGAAGTTTCTCCTACAGAACCACCGTTCGAGATGTACC